GGATCGGCGCGGAGACGCCGGCCGGGGCGTTGCGCCCCGGCTTAGTGGAACAGGGTGGATTGCTGCGGTGCCGGCTCGCTCGGCCGGTTGACAATCTCCCATATCCAGCGGTCGGACAGGTTGTACTGGCGGGCTAGATCGCTGAGCAGGCTACGGGCGGTTTGCCCATCACGCAAGCCCTGTTCGAAGCGCTCGACGATCTCCAGATCGCGCCACCGTACCAGCGCCTTGTGGCAGCGGGCCACGTAAATTTCTTCGCCCCGATAGTGCGTGTGGAGCTGCTCCTCGATGTCGCTGCCCACCAGTTCGGCCAGCGCAGCCCGGCGCGCTTCGCCCCTCCGCGCCCGGCCCTCGGCTATCCGCCAGGACGTGCCGCCGAGCTGCTCGACCACCACCAGGGTGGCCGGCAGTCCTATGCGTCCGGCCATGTCGCGGACGGTATCCGGCAGCATGTCCTGGACCTCCCGAAGATCCACCTCAGACCTGGCCATGGCGGCTCCTATCGATGATAAGCGCCTGCATCAGCCGGTAGAGCTGGCTGTCGTCCAGCCACTCGACCCGCTCGACCTGGAACATGCGCCGGGCCATGTGGTCGGCGTAGCTCCAGGGGCGATGGGCGCTGGCCAGGAGCGCGGTGATTTTACGCAGCACGGTTTGCCGGTTTTGCGGCACTTTTGGCGTCGCCCGGCCTTGCCGGTTGCTCTTCGGTTTCCATCCCAGACGCTGGAGTTCGACCAGCACCTGATCGACCTGGCGCGGCCCTAAGTCCTTGGCCGAGCGCACGCCCGCGACGCGAGCGAGCAATGCGCGATAGGTGTCATCGTCCATGCCCAGCTGGGCCTTGGCGATGTGGATTTTTGCGAGGTTGACGGCGCGTAGGCTCATCGCTTGGTCCTCCCTGGATGGCTTCTCTTTTGGATCAATTCGGCAAAACGTGACGCGTCACGCTCAGCAATTTCGGCAACGTTGTGTAGGAGCAAGGTGACCGCCTCGGCCGGCTCGGCGAATCCACCGGCCGCGCAGATCAGATCGAGTGCATCAGCCGTTCCCTGGTACATGTCCATGTTGAAGCGGCGACCGCCCAGCGCAGCGCGGCGCAGGGCATCGCGCTCGCGCTTCGCCCGTTGGCGTTCTCGCGCCAGGCGGCGCTGGCGGTCCGTCTTGGTTTCGTTCGTCATGGGTGGCTGCTCATCAGTACCGGACCACCACGTCCGGCAGACCGTCCCGGCCAGGCCGGGGCGGTTTCGCTCAGTGGACGGTGCGGTTCTTGGCCGTGGTGTAGTGGATTTCCTGCTGCGGTTCCTCACCGCGAGCGCGCCGTGCCAGGCACTCGTCGCAGGCGCAGGAAACGCCGTTACCAGCTCCGTTCAGCTTGGCGAGTTCCCGGCCAATGGACTTCGAGGCCTCCATGAGGGCATAGGCCAGTTTCGAAGCTTCGGAATCGTGCAACTGCGGGCCTTTCATACCGAAGAGGACGCCGCCCTCGGTGTCGCTGATGGTGATGGTGTAATGGGCCATGGTTATGCCTCCTTCTGTGCGGATGCCTGCTTTTCCAGCTGGCGGATGCGGGTGCGAACTTTCTTCTCGACGATCTTCTGGAGGCCGGTGACCGCGAGCGCGGCGCGGCATTGCTCCAGGTCGAAGCCGGCAATGGCGCGGAGTCGGCTATCGACGTCTACGGCGCCGTAGCTCTGTCCGGGGTGATTGAAGGGGTTGGACTGCTGCATTTCACACCCCCAGCGCACGGAAGCCGGGCCGATCCTGCTGGCCCAGGGTCTGGATGTAGCGGGCGATGGAACCCAGGTTCTCGCGGTCGGTGGCGTCGGGGCTCACACCCGGCACGCGCCGGGCGACTTTCTTGCCGACCTGGTGCGGCTCAGCGGTTGCAAAGACCGCCGCCCGCACGCTGGCCAAGTCGCCCACGGCAAGGGCGAAGTAGCCCTCGCCTGGGTGTTCCTCCCGCAGCTCGATCAGGCCGTCGATGCGGCACATGGCGAACGTCTTGGTCATGTCATGCCTCCCGACGCATGTGGCTAGATAGGCTTTCCCGGATTTCCTCAGCGCAGGCGCGCCAGGACGCCTCGGAAACCATGGGGCTTTCGAGCGACCCCGGCTCCGAAGCCAGTACCATGCAAGCGAACTGATCCAAGGCTTGGAGGACCATTGCTTGCATCAGCGGTCCGCTTTTGGGGTACTCCATCAAGCGGGTTACAAGCTCCACGTTGGTAGGCATGTCACACGTCTCCCATGAAAACCTGGAACGACTCGCTGTTGTGCGAGGCGATCCAGCGAACGAACCTTTCGAGGGCGTCAATGCCTTCCGCCTGGTTTTTTGCCTCGGGTATGCCGGGCACCAGGAGCGACTTTCCGTCGTAGGCGTGGCGCGAGGTGACTTCCATGATTTCGCGAACGACCTGGTCGTCCCCACGGGCGATCTCGATTGCACCGTCGGGCACCTGGTCACCGAACTGGATCAAGCCAGAGGCCCAGCAGAAAGCGATGGTGTCAGCCATGTCACACCTCCTGTTTGGTGAGCGATAGCGGGAGTGTGCCAAGCCACTGGCGAGCCACTCGTAGGCCGATTCGGAAGCCGATGGCTTGGGAACCAGTGAGCTTGACCGAGCCAATCCGAACCTCGGCCGTATCCGGCGCATTCAGCGCCTGTTCAATCTTGCCCATCCCGTTCTGGTGCCAAGAGGTGAGCAGCTCAGCCACGCGCAGGAGGTCAGTGTTCGAACAGAAGTCCTCCAGCATTTCGCGCAGTTCAGCCTTGGCTTCCTCCGCGTTCTCGATGGCGTGGCCGTCGTCGAATGTGCCCCCGACCAGTGCCCAAGCACTGGCGAATACCTGGGCCTGCGACATGATGGTGTCGATGCTGACTTCCTCGGCCATGTCACTGCACCTCCGCTTCGAAAGGCACGATGGCGAAGTCTTCGATGCCGGAGTTCACGGTCAGCCCCGGAAGCCCCTGGACGGCCTCGGGTTCGTTGAGGATCGCTTCCTTGTTCACCTCTTCCTTGACGCGGATGAAACGGATTAGCCCCTTGCTGCGCAGTAGCTCCAGGACCGCATCGGCGCCGCGCACAGTCACGGACGGGGGACGGATGCGCCACTGGACCTCGCCGGTGGTGAGGTTCGCGTACTTGACCTTGTTGTTGTCGGTCAGCTCGGCACGGTTGGCCTCGCACCAGGACTGGACTCCGCCCTGGAGGACCGCCAGGCGCTTCTTCAGGTCTTCGGCCGGCTCCGAATAGCGCTCGGTGATCTGGCCGATTTCATCGTTCATTGCGGTTTCCAGACGGGCCAGCTCGCGCTGGAGGTCGCCGATGTTCTTGATATCGCTGATGACCTGTTCGCGGGTCTGCGGGACGTAGACGGCGGCAGCGGATTTCAGACGTTTCTTCGGTGCCATGTTGGCGTTCTCCTGTTCAGTGAATTACGGGGTTGCTGCCGGCGAAGTCGCGGTAGCTGATCGGTTCGCTCCAGGCCAGGGTGATGCCCTGGAAGCGGGTGATGTAACGGGTGCTGCCGGCCGAGGCGTCGCGCTGGAAGCCCATCAGGTAGCCTTTCTCCAAGAGCTGGCGGGCGTCATCTGCGGCGATGGTCACGCGCCCCTCTGTCGGCTCCAGGCGATGAAGGCGAACCCCCATGCGCTGGAGCAGCCGGGCGGCGTCGTTGAAGGTGCGCAGGCTCAGGGCCAAGTCAGGCGTCAAGACTTTCAAGGGCAATGCGGTTCTCATGGCCTTGTTCCTCTCGTTTCATGGGGGCGGTATGCGGGTTGCGTGGACAGGCGCGGCACGCTTTCCAGCAGCGCATCGCGACGGGATTGTTCAGCGGCGCCGGCCGCTGGAGGTACTCGCTGCACTCGACCGAGGTCACCGCCTCGCCCAGGGCCGGGCACTCAATGCGGCTCAGCGCGGCCAGGACACGACGCTCGACGCGGATCGTCGAGGGCGACGGGTAGCGGTTGGCGAGGATGGTGCTGACGGTCGAACGGCTCATGCCGATTGCCTCGCCGGCTTTCGTCTGGCTGCTGCGGGCCACCTCGGCGGCCAGCAGCTGGACGAAGACAGGCGGACGCTCGCCCCAGGCCGACAGATCGATTGCGCGTTCCATCAGCACCCCCACTGCCAGGCAATGAGGCGGCGGACCGGCAGCAGGGCATCACCGACCAGGACCAGCAGCAGGCCGAGGGCCAGGAAGATGCCGATGGGGATCAGTGCTCGGCGCATGGCGGCACCTCCTGTTCTGATTTCTTGGAACGACTCCGGTTGTGCTGGTACTCGCCGTGCGAACTCCACATGACCTGGTCCAGGTTCGGGTCGTAGACCTGGCGGCGTGTCTCGCGCTGGACGATGGGCGGCCGTGGACCGGTGTAGCGGCCCGGCTTGAGGGCGTAGTGGCGGCCGTTGCGGGTCAGGTATCCGGCGTTTTGGAGGTCGATGAAGTAGCGCTGAACGGTGCTGGGCGACACGGGCGTGCCCGAGGCCGCCACCGATGCGGCGATCTGTTCCGGGGTCGATGGGCCGAGGATTCGCAACGTCCGCCAGACCGCCTCGGTGGTGTAGCCCTGCTGGGATGGCTTGCCATCGGCGTTCAGGTTCGGTGCCTCGACGCCGTTGTCGCGGACCAGTTGGAAAACGACTTCTTCGCCGCGCTTGAATCCACGGATCGCCTCGACGTAGCCGCCCAGGCGCAGGCAGGCGACATACTTCTCGACGGTCTTGTCGTGCTGGTTGGAGCGGCGCGCCACGCGGTAGACGGTGAACTCTTCGCGGTTGGCCCGGATGACTTCCCACATCTGCTGGCGGGGGCTCTTGCCCCCGACCATGCAGAGGTGAGCCGGGTTCTTGCCGAGGCTCATTTCGAAGTCCTCGGGTTCGGGGCCGCGCCGGTATACAGCTCCAGGTTCAGGCGCTGGAGGTCGGCCAGTTCCAGCTCGCGCCGGCCCTGAACGGTGGCGGCCTCGGCCAACTGCTCCAGGTTCACCGCGACGCGGCGGACAGAGCCCAGGGACTTCTTCACCAGGTGCGCGAGCAGATCGTCAGCGATAGCCACTCCGGGGCTGTAGACCGGCGCCAGGTTGCGGGCGTCCTCCAGGGACACTGGCTGGGCCGGAACCCAGCTCAGAACGCGGCCATGGAAGCGTTCGTACTTCTTGAGCTTGGTCGGCAGCATTTCCTCGCCGATCAGCAAGATGGAGGCTTGGCTGGACTCGTACAGATCACGAATCAGCTCGACCTGGCCAGCGGCGACCAGGTGGTCCATTTCGTCGATGATCAGCGGGCGGCCGCTGGCGGCCAGTTCCTCGGCGATCTGGTCGGCCATTTCCGGGATGGTGCCGGCCGGCTTGATGCCCATTTCACCCAGGATCGACTTCAGCGTGTGCTTGCGGGTCCAGACGCTTTTGGCCTGGACGTAGTAGGCGCGGCGGCGATTGGCGACCCAGGCGGCCGAAACGGATTTGCCGAAGCCGGACGGGCCGTAGAAGCAGACCAGGCCGGGCAAGGTGGAGGTACGCGACAGCGCTTTCTCCAGGGCGATATCGCAAAGGGCGATGTTGGCGATGTCGGCCATGCCGCTGGCCAGTTGGGTGGTTTTCGGGGTGGTCATGAATACAGCTCCTTTCATGCTTGCCGCTGCTGGGCGGCGAATTCTTTGGATTTGGGGTAAACCTCGAACCACTGGGCGGCGTCCGGCTCGATGGGTTGGCCGGAGCGCTGCCGCTCGGCCAGCTCGCACCACTGCCGGTAGCGCTGGGCGGGAGCGGTCGGCAGGGTGAAGACCTGGGCGGTGGTGGCTTGGGTGGTGGCTGCGGCCGGGCGCGGTTCGTCGATCCGCTCGGCCTGCATTTCGAGGGTCGCGGCGCTGCGCGACCGGAGTTGCTCAGGGGTGATCGTGCCGAGGCCGGGGATGGACAGTGGCGCATCCATTTCCAGGGCATACCCGCCGTCACGCTCGGCGCGAATCTCGTCGAGGTGAGCCAGGGCGCGCTTCTCGCGGGCCTCTGCGCGTTTCTCGCGGGCGCGCTCGACATACGAAGCCGGCATGTAGTCGCGGCTGTTGCCGTTCAGCTCTGCGGTGCAGAGGAAGCGGCCCTCGCCGTCGTAGACCCACACCCTGCTGGCGTCGTGGATGTCGTAGCCCACGGCCACCTGGTCGCCGTGGAATTCCTCCAGCTCGCGGGCGAAGTAGCGGTTGCCGATGAACTCCAGTTCGCAGCGGCGGACGGTGCGCAGCACCTGGGGTCGGAACAGCGGCCGGGCCTCGTCGTCGGTGACGCGCATCGGGCTGAAACCTGGGG